GTTAGTTGCTGCCGTTGCTGTTCCGGTGCCTGCTACTCTAGGGTAACCGGTAACCGCGTGAATACCTACACTCGTAGTTGCTATTCTAATCTTGTCTGTAGCAATATTAGCTGATTGCTGTGATACTGCGTTACCTGTATATGTATATGATGCCATTTTGTTTTCCTAATTATAATCTTCCGACGGCAACTTCGATAATGCCATCGACACCGTCAAAGTCGTTTAGTGCTTTGCCGATAACTGTTCCCATTTGTGGGTTGTTCCATGGTCTTGCATAGCCATTGCCTGCGCTAACCATCATGTCGCCTTTGCGTACTGAGCCACGTACCTTAGTAGGTACACGACCTTGAAGGGCAATTGCTATTGCGATGCCCGGGCATTTTGTGTTCATTGCATATGCTGGATCAGTTGAAACTACGCCTGCAACTCTTGCTGTTCCGTCTTGTGCTAGAGTGACTTCTTTTTCGCCACCAAACTCTAATACTGTACCAGGACCGTACACTTGGTCCGCTTCATAGTATTCTGCCAAGTCAGCGTATGTTGCATTTAATCTTGATCCTGCAGTCAACGACCAGTTACCTGTTATTGATCCTGCAGTAGTATTTGCACCTGTTGTCAATACGTTTGCCGTAATGCTACCATTACCGCTTTGTCCTACTATAATATTACCGTCTATACCTACAGTAAACTGACTTGTGCCACCAACTTGTAAATCTAATAGATAACTTCCGGATGCACTGTTAGTGTTTGTTATATTCTGTCTAATACCAGTAAATGCAACACTAGAGTTATTCCATGTTTGTGTAATTAGTATAGGTGTTGTCGCAGTAATAGCACCGCTAGCAACACTTAATCCTGTCAATGTACCAGTGCTTGTAATGTTAGGTTGTGCGTTTGTGGTAACTGTGCCTGCAGTTGTTGCCGCAGTAGCTGCCGCAACGGTACCACTAATGTTGCCGGCCGGAATACTTGTTAGTCCAGTTGCCGCACCATAGAAAGCTGCCGCATGAACGTTGCCACCAACACCAACACCACCTGCAACTTCTAATGCACCTGTTGTTGTAGAACTAGATGCAGTAGTAAATCTAACATTCATTTGAGTATCGTCAATAATAACTCTATCAGATAATGTTTGTACTGTATTTCCTGTACTACCCGTTGTAGCTGTTTGGAAAGTGATCTTACCTACAGTTGCATTACCTGTACTTGCACCTGCTTTGATTGCAATATCACCACCAATATGATTTTCGCCGGCTGCTTCGCCAGCGGCTATAGTCATATCACCGCCAGCACCATCATATGTACCACCGGTGATTACAATATTACCACCTTTAGCACCGTATGTGTTTGCACTAACGCCAGAATAGATACCTACTGTACCACCTTGGCCTTGACCATAACCATCTCCTGCTACTAGTTCTGATGCACCACCGGCAGCATTACCACTAGCATTTGCAGTACCTGCATATAATGACAATGCGCCACCTGCGCCCGTGCCATTACCATCACCTGAGAATATCTGTATTATGCCGCCAGCGCCATTGGCGTCAATATTTCCTGCACCGTATATGTTTAGAGTGTCACCTACAGTACCACCCTTTTGTATATTTCCAGCAGTGAGAGTACCTGTCACGGTTAGCGATGTTAGGTTACCCAAACTAGTTACGTTTGGTTGAGCCGCTGTTGTTACAGTGCCTGCTGTTGTTGCCGTTGCCGCTGCCAAATTAGCGACCGTTGTAGTAGAAGTAACAGTGAATGGTGCAGTACCTGTCGCAATGTTTGATACTAACCTACTTGCAGTAACTATGCCAGCAGTGTTTACATTGCCGCCTGACACATTGCCTGTTGCAACTACTGCGCCGGCTGTTGTGAGGTTACCACCTGCGACATTACCTGTTGCAGTCACTACGCCGGCTGTTGTGAGGTTACCACCTGCGACATTACCTGCCGCTGTAACAGTAGAAGTAGCATAAAATAAAGTAGATTTTAAGTTACCTGTAGCAGCGTTAAATGTCAAGTTAGCATTAGCACCGTCTGCTACGTTACCTGATGTGGCGTTGGCTAAAATTGGATAGAACGTACCTGTTGATACCACCGCAGTGTTAACATGGTCTGCAACGTTTGCATATGCTACGTTCAAATTAGACACTCTTGTTGTACTTGTCACAGTTAGAGGTGCTGTACCTGTCACAACGTTCGAAACTAATCTTGATGCTGTCACCGTACCAGTAGCGTTTAAATTCCCTACGTTTGCATTACCTGTTACGGTAAGAATATTGTTAGTGTAATCCCAAGTAAAATCAGCGTCACCGTCTAATACACCGCTATTATTGAACTGAATAGTATTGGCAGAGCCTCCTGCAACTCCAGTTCCGCCGCCTGCACCCGAAATAACACTAGTGGCAATAGCAACGTTAGGAGTCGATGCCCCTAAGTTCGTACCAACGGCTGCTATTGTTCTACCGGAATCGGTAAATAAACTTACGTTTCCTGAAGTCGGATAATCAACTGCAAGAGTTATGTAAAACGTTTGACCGTTAACTATAGAGTTAGCGTTAGCACCATTGGATCCTGTAATAGTGACTGCTGTGCCGTTAGTGTATGGCACTGTATTTGCAACGCTCATTACGATAGGAGTTGCATTACTCAATGCTATAATAGGAGTATATAATGTTCCCTTAGGAGTCCAGGCTAGATTGCCCAAGCCGTCAGTTTCTAACACATATCCAATAGCGCCGCCGCCAATACTTACGTTGGCAACGTTTCCTAAGTCAATTAGGCCGCCAGCGGCACCTCCACGATTGACCCAATTTGTTCCGTCATATGCTAAAACTTGACCATCATCTACTGAAATAGCCGATACGTCTAGGTTGCCAACAGCACCTTCGATTTGACTAAATGCAATGTTTGAATAAGAAGTGAGAACCTCAATGTTCTCATTGGGGGAAACTTTACCAATAAACAGACGTTTAGCATCGCTAGCAAAACCAAATTCAGCCTCATCAAGCTGTGGTAAGTCAACGATGTTTCCCGAACGTTGTTGGATTTTTGAGATTTGTACTATAGCCATAAGTGTATTCTTTTAAAAGATTTACACTTATTTATCTTAAATGGTCATAGTAACTTCATGTAGTATTGTTCGACTCTACGGAACCATAAATCAGTATACTTTTCAAACTCTGCACCCTCAATAATAAATTCTTGATATATATTATCTGCCGAGCACATAAAAATCACACCTTTTTGAATCTTTGTTCCGTGAACTTCATTGTGTGCGTTGGCGTAAGCGGCCAACTGAATGAAGTAGTCATCGATCCATTCACGCTTTTTAAGCTTATTTGTCTGTTTATGATCCATGATAGCTTCTGATCCATCATGTACTCCACACAAGTCAGTGGTTCCTGCATAAATCTTAGGGAAGTACAACGGAACTTCAGTACCCCAGTACTCGGTACATTTGACCATGCCTTGCTCTATGATAGACCTAGCCATTTTATTACTCTGTATAGAGTAAGGATTAGAACCCGGTTCACCGACAAGTCCAGTCTTTACATAGTCTTCAAGCCACTTGTGCATACGAGTGCCACGCCCGGCCGCTTCGGTCGTAATCTCTTGTGCTTTTTGCACACCTACTCGCTTGCGCCAGTTTTGAAGTGCTTGTTTAGATTCTTCTGACTTAGTTGCATCTAATATAGTGGTTACACTAGGGAGCTTTTCTCCGTCAGGTGTAGCATAACGGCGTTTTCCGTCTATTTCTACTCTAGACATTGGGACGTAGTTGAATTTGTTAGGTATATACATATTATTCCCAGGAACTGTTCATTATCATTCCGGTCACATCTTTACTATTGAATTCTTTTAGTGTCAAGTAGTTGCCGTCGATAGGAGTAATAATACCGTATCTAGATAAGATTTCGTCATATAAATAATTTGCAGTCAACTCCATAGATTCTAATCCCTCATGACCGCAAGGCAAACTTTTGCAATGACTAACAATTTGATATATAGGATCAACGGTATTGGTATAGTTTTGTAAATAATCTACTATATTTTTATATTTTTCCAGTACATCATCGGTGTGTTGATTTTTATAATCTGCAAAGAATGTATATAAATTAGGAACATCTTTAGATTTGAATAAGGAATCCAATGACAATTGGTAGAGCATGGTTCTTCTAAGAAAATCTTCTTCACTCCAGTTATCTAACAGCGCAGCCTCATAAAAATTGTTAGGTTTAGCTTCTGGAAATGCGATAGATGAGTAACCCTCTGGTAAGTGCTTGTGATAATACTTCCTACACCATGCTTCTCGGCGCCATGTTTGAGACCATCCTACGATGTATAGGGGTTTACTGTTGTTTGGTAGATCATCAAAATAGTATTCATAGATGCGTCTATGAATTGTATCATTTCCTGATCCAGGAACTGCTAAATTGACTAAGGGGATGTTTAATTTTTTAGCCAATAAAGCTGGCCAGCCTTGAGTCTTGGGATCTTCTAAACCTTGACAATATGTCCAGCTGCAACCGTTGACTATTAAGTGTGTTATTTCCATTATATCCTAAAGCTTTCTCCACACCCACAGCGATCACGTTCGTTTGGATTTCTGAATTCAAAGCCTTCATTTAATCCGTTTTTAGCATAATCAACAATCATGCCTTGAACATATGGGGAACTTTTAGGATCTATGTATATAGCACACCCATCACATTCCACTTTTACATCACTGTTTATCGGTGAATCGACAAACTCTAGTACGTATGCAAGTCCTGAGCATCCGGTAGTTTTTACAGCTATCCGTATTCCCGAGCCTTTTCCTCTTCTTTGTATTTGCTGTTTTATCTTCTTGATTGCCGATTCAGTAGCTGAAATCATTTTTATCCAGTGGCTTTTTTAGCCATGCCTGCAACAATGCTTTGACTCTCATCTTCAGGTGGTGCTTCTGGAGTACCAAATCCTTTGAAAACAATATTGTCGCCTTGGATATTAGAGATAAGATTTTTTAGAGGAAGTTTTTTAATCATATCGTACAAGTCTGTCTTGTCGTATATGATATCATATTTTTTCAGATATTGCAAGAAATCGGGAACTGACATGTTAGGGTCAGCTTCCCCTTGTTCTAAGTCTGATTTGAGCTGGTCAGCTATGGCTACAAGTTTTGTAATCATAGGATCAGCAAATTCGTAGAGGCGCATTAATTACCTTTTGGCACGGCCCACTGCACCACCTACATCTGGTTCAGGTTCTTCTAAATCAGGACCCATATCAGTAGTCACATCAGAGTCCATGTCTGCACCTAATTCGGCATCCATTCCTGCATCCATGCCGTCCATTTCGTCACCCATACCTGCATCTAATCCAGCATCCATGCCAGCATCAGCGAAGCCGCCGCCCTGGCCAGTGATACTGTCACGAGCAGACTTCAATGCAGAGAAAGCTTCTTTCAATGCCCCGCTTAAGGTATCTAGTTGACCGGAAACTTGGTCGTTGTATGATTGTGCTTCATTGACACCAATCTCAGATTCAATAGAATCGACCAATGCAGGTAGTTCTTTGACTTGCATTTGACCAATGCTCTCTAGCATTTTTTGTACGCTATCTACTAGGTCTTGTGCTGCCAAAACAACTTGAGACTTGTCTACTTCCTCATTCTCTACAACGATACGAGTTCTTGGTTGACTCAATAATTCATTGTAACGTTGAACTAGAGCCTGTTCCATAAATATAAGTTTCATGTAGCTAGGGCTAGTTTGGTTTCTGTGGAAGTCAGCAGATTCTTTGGCTTCATTTGCCAAAGTGCGGACTTTTTGTAGCATTTTCTGCGTGTCATTTTTTGTCATGCCTGTTACATCAAAGGACATTTTATAGTTCTCTGATAGTGCTGTAGGAGCATAAGCTTTTTTGTCAAAATCGGTTAATTTCATAGTTGTATTCCAAACGTTATAATATATTTATCTTTTTGCTACAAACTTTCTAGTTTGCCAGCTTTTAGTCTCATTTACAAATGAAGATAACTCTGTTATCATTTGCTTTCTTTTTACCTGTTCTTCACTTAATTTAGCGATATAAATCAGTTGATTTTCAGTATTACTGGTCTTTCTGATGAGATTTTTGTGAACCTCAATACTAACTTCAGTGCCGGCTAACATGTTGTCTAAGTATTCTATTCTTCTGGCCTGTGTAAATTTTGTTCTATTTTCAAAAATACACCAAGTCAATGCGTTTTTTAATGATGAGAACATTTTGACATCAGAGTTATACTTGAGATGAACTTCATATCCAGTTTTAACTTGATGTACGGTGTATCTATTAAAAAATTCATAGCTACCATCATTATTTTGAATCATTGAGATATCAGACATGTTCTGCAAAAATTCTTTGCTAAGAAACTGGCTAATCTTGTTAAGCATTACATCATTCATATTCTACTGTAAAATATATGTTTTTTAATTCGTCACTTGTGTCTAAGAAGCTAGGAAGCTTTTCCCACTCAGTGCCGCATCGTATCATAGGTACATCATTGCAATCATTATACAATGCACCTAACTCTGATATACCATCATTGAATACACTATGATGGTGAATGTCGAATGAAAACTTCCAACATGGGTAAGTCTCATCTTCTAACTGTTGAAACAGAAATCCAAAATTATCAAACTCATCGAATTTTATATCGACTCGTTTTGGCATCGACACTATTTCTGGTTGTGATCTCAGTGAGATTACTTGCAATATTGTATCAAAGTTTGCTTGAGTGTTTCTTTTTTTAATCCACTCAGTCATTTCTTGGTCATCGCCGGGCCGGGAACGATTCAATACACCAGTTTGTGTAATATCGAATAAGGTATGACAAGTGATTCTAAAACTCATACAGTATTTAGAGAGGTAAAAAAAACCCGAGAATAAATCTCGGGTTTTTTGTTTAAGTTAAAATTAACCTGTGAATGTAGCAGAAGCTGCAACAGAAACGTTAGCACTTGTCCAAGCCGCTGTTAAAGCGGTGTCAAGTGTAGCAGTTGTCCATGCGCCAACTGGGTAAATAGCGATTGCTAATGTGTCATCTGTAGCGTTTGTGTACTCATAGATGTGCATAGTAGCTAATTGCTCAACAGTTTGAAACACTGTAGCGATGTTGTCAGCAACCTGTGAACCGTTACCAGTAATCGTGAAGAAGTCTAGCTTAGGACCTTGAGGCTGAACTGTAGCCGCAGAAGTTAAAGCATTGACGCCAGAGTTTGTGTACGCTGGGCTATCGTAGTTGATTAGGGGTAGAAAGTCACCGTTAACTCTTGTAAATTGTGCCATGATAAATATCCTTTAAAAAATTTGAATCTTACTGATTCATGTATATATTTATGCCTGGCAACAAAAAATGTTGGTTTTGGCTTATCTTCCGGCGAGATTTTGGCGTGAAAATCCCATACGATCTACAAACTTCAATCCATGACTGACAAACCCCTCTTGAGTTTGTGTACCATCGTCCAAGTAACCTTTGACAGGACTTGCTTCTGCTGCCTTGTTTAATTGAGCTACTATACCCATTTTCATGTTATACAGTGCTACCCAAATCTCAAATGCGCCCTGAACTCCTGCTTTGTTTTGTTCTAAGTGATTGTCTATTTTAGCTCTCATTGAGTCTGTCATTGGACGAGTAGCAACATAATCATAAAAACCTTGCATTAAATCATTAAGATTTCCTTGCACAATTCGCTTGTTGATGTATGTAGTGAATAAACCATTAAAAGTGTTTCTAGCTTGAGGGGCTGAATTCATCAATTCATCTACTGATTGTCCGTACTTTTGTATCACTGCACTTGCTTTTTTAGCTGCGGCATTGTCTAATTTTAATGTTGGCGCAATCGGCATTTTAGCAGGAACAATAGCTACGTTGCTGTTGTTCTTTAGACTTCCGATAGTTCCGTCTAATGGCGTAGCATCATCAGTAGTCATTGCATTTGCAGGTATAAACTGGTGAACAACGATAGCTGCCTGCTTTCCGTTAAATAATTGCCCTACTTCGCTATCGGCTTCAACTGTATAGGCAATACCATTAGGGTTAGCCTTAAATTTGTACATGCCATTCTGGTCTTGTAGAGGTTGAGAAAACAATAAGTCACCCCAGTAATAACCCTTGCTTCTATCTGACTTTTCTAGTCCAGGCCAGAGATCAGCAATAATTTGATGTAGGTCTCCTCTGTTAACCCCACGTGCCATATCATATTGTACAAACTGTTCAGGACTGTAGACTTGACGACCGGTGCCGTCTTTCTTGTTGAACATGTGTTTGTCCATGATGCTGAATCTACCCTGACTATCACGACCGAAGATCAATGCAGGATATCCGTCCCACTTGATAGTTACTTTTTCAGGGTTTTGTACGGTGTCGACCATAGATTGAACTGCTCTAGTAGCGCCTTGGACACCCCCTAAAAATATCAAATCTTCGGGATGATCTAAATGTCCCTTGTCTTCTAATAAAGAATCCGGTTCTGGCGCCTCGAAATCAGCAATAAGATTTCTTAAACTTGATAGTGATTCAGATAGGTTCATTTATATATTTCTTTACTTAGTTGCAACACCAGTGGGCATTGCGGGCGATGGTGTACTTGCGGCTTTTGCTAATTCTTGGACTAACGCTTTATATGCATTTGCATCTAATTCATTTAGTTTTAACAATCCGGCTTTAATAGTAGCTGCCAATTCTTTAGGATTAGTAGCAGAACCAACAGCCTTAACTAATTGACTATTAGGTTGTTGTCCGGCTACCGGTTCGGCCTGGGCACCATAACCCGGAGCATAGCTGGCTGCGTAAGCGGCATTAGCTAACTGAGTTAATGCGGCTTTACCTTTGTCTTGTGCATATGTGTCTTGAATCTTTTGAATCAATTCCTGAGTATGCGGATCGGACATGTCAATGCGCTTCATATATGTGGGTAACCAACGCTTGAAGAATTGTCCTACTGTTTCGGCTTCAGTTAATAAGCTTTCAAAAATAGCGTTTAATCTATCATAACGACTTTCACGCTGTATCTTTTTAAACACAGGCGCGCCCGTTGCATCAGCACCTTGAAATCTTTCACCACTGCCCTTAACATAGTTACCAAATCCAGCTCCTGTCTTTTTACCTAGACCTTGTCCAGCTTTTAATCGACCTTTTAATTTTGCGGCTGCTTGTGGGTCTAGTTTCTGTGGTCCTGCAGGAGCGGCAGGTGGATTGGGATTAACTCTACCACTTTGAATCTCACTGTTTAATGTTGCATATGCTCTAGCTACGAAATCATTAATGAAACGATCTTTACCCATCTTCTGAGCAATTGTCATTTCACCTTCAGTATCGCCTTTAATTCTATTGCCTAGTTGTCTAGCTGCCGAAGCACCGTAGTTACCTATCCAAGTTTCTAACTTTTCATCAACCCGCTGTTGAAAATCATTCAGCCTCATGATTCTTCCTTATACTTTTGGCAAATCTTGCTTGGTCTCGCCCTTTGATTGCACTTAATAGCTTCTTTTCCAATAGCTCGGAAGTATCCTTATCATAGTGTTTGTTAATCAACTCAATCAAATTTATTGCGCTGGTAATGATATTATGTGCTCTGTTTTCGATAACATGAGTCATATCACGATTATTACCAATCGCTTCTAATTCTTCCAAAAGGGAACGGGTTTTCTTTTGCATAAAATTTGTCCTAACTGTATTTATGCTTTATTACTTCTTTAGCGAATTCAATAATGCTTTGAGTTTTGTACCCTGCACATCAGCTACAACCTTCTTTTCTATGGGTTCTAGTATTTCTCCTGTAGTTTGATCTATGATAGGATCAGTAGCGGCTAATGTTGACTGTGGTCGTAGACGACTCATAATATCAGTAGGGCTAGGACTTGGCTTGTATTTTGCTTGTTGTTCAGCATAACCGTCTGGGTCTTCATCTGTGATACGCATTGTTTCAACATTATAATCTAAGTCAATTTTTTGACCTACGCCCGTTGAACTACGAGATTTCATACACTGCATTTGATACTTACCTCGTTCACGCATACTACGGCTTGTGAAGATACCAAACACATTATCTGCTGTGTTAATCTTACTGATACCACCTGCAATGTGACTATGATCGAATTCTATCTCATCAACTGCTGAACGGTTCAACTGACTCGCAGTAACTAACAATATACCTAGTTCTTTAGCTAAGTTACGCAATTCTTCTGCAACATACTTGTCTTTAATAAACTGATCGTTGGGGTTGACTTTAACAGACACCGGCATAACCAAGTCTAAGTAGTCGACCATAACAAAGTCAATCTTGATACCTGTTTGAATTTGCACCTCTTTTAAGTAAGCCCGAATATCATTGACATTGCTTTGTGCAGGCAAACCTTTGACACGATACTTACCAGACTTCTTACCTACCATCTTAACTTTGAGATCGGTTGTATCAATATCTTTGCGAATTGATTTTGTACCCATGCTTGTTAACATAGCATCAGTACGCAATGATGTAAGTTCTTCTGAAAGTTCAAGTGTGATATAAACACCACTCATGCCTGCTTGCAACCAGTTCAATGCAATGTTCATCATGACCAATGACTTACCTGAACCTGAGCCACCTGCAAAGATGTTCAATTCACCTCGACTCATGCCACCATACAGAATCTTATCCATCTGAGGCCAGCCTGTGCTGACTTGACCACCTGCATTGAAATACCTATTGATACGACCTTTAGGGTCATGAAAGTAATCAGTACCCATGTCTTTTTGTAGACTGATTTGAACAGCGTCTTTAATCAGTTTTTCAACAGGACCATAGTCACCTTTCTCAAGCATATCGGCTGCTTTGAGAATAGCTCGTTCTAGTTCTTGTCGTTTAGTAAAAGCCTCAAATTCATCTAAGAACCAGTCCTGATGACCTTCATTCATTTCTGGAATAGGTTCAATGTCTATACCAGTCATTGCTTGAATCTGTGTTTGATCCGGCAGAACCTTGTACTTGTCAGTATGCTCCTTGTACATTTCTGCTACAGGTCGCAATGACCTGTCAAAGTTCTCACTATTCATGATGTTCATAACACGAGTGTACAACTCTGCGTTGGTTAACATCATTCTTAGAAACAGTTTTTGTACATCGGATGTATATTCGATTTGTTTCTTAGAATCCGTTTTGTTTGCCAATTTGCTTCTTCCTTAATTCTATCTTTATTTTACTTGTTGTTGCACTTTGTAGAATGCTCATTAGTGTCATTAGTTTACCATACTTTACTACAGCGTCATTCACATCTTTAACACTACTATCCCAATCAGGAATACTAACACTATATCCTAGCTCTAATGCTCTATCACATGTTGACAATCCCGTCTTGTCACGATCAGGAACGAAAATTATTCTACGATTTAGTTGTGATAGCAAAGCCGCTTGTTCTTCGCTTATTGTGTTGTGAGTCAATGCACACGCATTCAAGCTAAGTGCATCAAAGATACCTTCTACCAAGATACATACTTGCCAGTCGGGCTTTTGAAAGTCAATACCGAACACATATCCAGGTTGTTGTTCATTAATGTACTTGGGTATCTTGTTGTCTAGAAATCTGCTAGTGTGACCTACAATTTTATTGTTATAAGTGTATGGTATTATAACACGATTACCCATTCTACCTAACTCATTTGGAGTAATCATAAAGGGATAATCACTATGATTTATCCCCCTAGATGTTAGATAATCAACATACTTTTTGTGCAGTGGATTAGTAGCCTCGATCATTTCCCCTTCAGGTAACTCATGATCTTTGAATTTTATCTTGGCTTTATTCTTTTTGACTTGAATATAACTTAATAAGTCTTTGTGCTTTAAGCTTTCAAGACTCCATTTTTGAATCTGTTCTTCGTCTATGCCACACCAAGATAGAAACTGTTTTGTGTTCTTGGATATGTTCTTTCCGAAAGTAAAGCCGCATTTGAATCCACAGTTAAAGCAATGCATAGACCAGTTATCACCGTCAATGCGAATACCACCTCGACCTCGTTTGTCGACCTTGTGCCCGCGATTATGACAGCATACTGCATTAAAACTATGCCAACCACTTTGGGACAGTTTTTTTCTGCCCGGGGTAATGGTTAGGATATCAAATAACATACTACGATTTTAGCATAGTATGTATCGTTTAGCAATAGTACTGGTATATTATCTTGCCAAGATGTTGGTTATAGCGCCCGTATTACTTGTGAACACCATTCTAATATACGGGTGATATCCATGAACAACATAGCCCTGTGTTGTGCTGTTGTTAGAATAGGATGCAGTAGTAATAGGGTACCAATCATTATCGACAATAGTAGAACCTTCTATACCAACTTCACCGTTGTATTCATAGAAAGAAGTTTGTATAGTCAATATAGGATTATCCTCAGTATTGATTACACTAGAATAATATGTATTGGCATTGGGCAATGCATTTTGAATATTATTGTTGGCATCAATGTTAGGGAAGGCTTGCCCGGTGGGGATGGTTATATTAGATGAAGGTATGAATGCTGGTAGTACGGAATTAACGATGTTCATATCCCCACGGGCGCCTGCATTTTGATCTACAAATACTGGATAATCAAATTGACCAACTGGAATCTCTAATGAATAGTGTGCTTTTTGAGCGGCAATGTCTTCTATATCGGCTGCATTTACCATGAAGGCGGCGATACCAGTAGCACCTAATTGCACAGTCAACGCTTTGCGCAATAATACTTGCGATCCGTCATAACTGATAATCCTGCAGGTTATTTCTTTACCTGTAATGTCTACTGGTTTCTGTTCCTGGTTCAGGAACTGGAATTGAATTTGATTATCAACTCCCTTATGCAATGTTAGTGGTTTTGCGTAAACTGGCATGTATCTCCTCGCTGAGTAACCGGAAAGCAGTACAACAATCTGTCGTTGAGTATAAATGAAAACTGGGGTTGAGTACACAAACTTGGTCCTTTATACTATTTAGCTCCTAAATATTAAATTATTATCTTTGGGTACCCAAGATTAAATAAGCAATATTGTGATATAAATTAATGATACAAAACGAGTTTTTTAAGAAACTTAGCGAAAATCACCCTTTCATAACAGTTTGCTCCTATGCTAATCAAGATTATGTAGGAATCATACAGAACAGGGATGATGTGGTAACAACGATATACGATTATGGTGCTATCGTAGAATCAGATGCCAGAGCTAAGTTTTTAGAGTTAGGTGATATATGGTGGTGGGAGAGCAACAGGCTTATCCCCATAAACCTATTTCTAAAAGATGATTGGATACAGTTTAAACCTTATCTTAGAACATTTACAAATAAAAGTTTAACAGTAGTACATGGCCCAATCACTAGTATGAACGAACTACACAAGCGCCGATCAAAAAGACGCAGTATTACATTAGTTAAACGATTACCATAGTTTCTTCTAACAGGTTCATATGCACTACCACTAAATGTGCATAAGCTATAGCATGTGACTTCTTGAATGTATAGCCATCATTACCCTTGTCCCATACAGTTTTAGCGACTTCTTTCCAGAGCTTTCCTTGCAAATGTTTCTTACCAGGTCTAATCAATGCTAGAAACATAGCCAATCTAGGTATACTATCTACTGGTTCTGGCATGGAACGCAGTGCATTATATTGATTTCCCAAGTGAATCAATTTCTCGACAAAATCTCTATTCTTTAATCTAGACCAATCTGGATCACACATCAACTCAATCAAATGGCGCTCATCCCGCACTTGATTGTACACATGCA